AAAAAACAATTAGAAGAAATAATAAAAAACTTACAAACAGAATTATCTAAAAAGGATAATAAAATAGATGAATTAGAAAAAAGTTTAAGAAAACTGACTCTAAAAGTAGAAGAAGTAGAAGATGATGAAGATGAAGAAGATGTAGAAGAAGAAGTAGAAGAAGATGAAGAAGAAGTAGAAGATGAAGAAGATGAAGAAGAAGTAGAAGAAGTAGAATATAAATTAGTTGATTTATTTGCAGGAACTGGTGCTTTTTCTCATGTTTTTGAAAAGTTAGATAAAATTAAATGTGTTTATGCGAATGATTATTGTAATGAATCTGAAGCCATATTTAATTTAAATCATGATATTAAGTTAGTTAATAAAGATTTAAATACGATAGATGTATCTGAAATTCCATCTCATGATATTTTATGTGGAGGTTTTCCATGTTTTACAAAAGACACAAAAGTATTAACTTATAATGGATATAAGAATATTCAAGATGTTAATTTAAATGATAGATTATTAACTCATAATGGTGATTTTAAAAAAATATTAAATTTACAAACAAAATACTATAATAATTTATTATATCACATTAAAGTATTTTATTCACCTTATATATTAAATGTTACAAAGGAACATCCTTTTTATGTTAATCGAGATGGAATTATTGGTTGGATTAATACAAAGGATTTAACTGAAAATGATTATGTTGGATTACCAATTAATACTAAAAATATTATTCCAATATTTACATTTGAGAAAAAAGTAAACCAATTTACAACAAAGGATATTAAAATTACACTTGATAATAAAGATTATTGGTTTATGATGGGATATTTCGTAGGCGATGGTTGGATAGAAGAAACACAAAAAAAAGATGGGCGATGTATGAATAAAATAAGATTTGCTATAAATAATGATGATGAGGAATATGTTTTAGATAGAATCAGAACATCTTTGCCAATAACTGATAAAAAATGTTCAACTGGAAAATGTAAAAAATTCGGTTGTGCCGATTTTCTTTGGTTTAATATATTGAAACAATTTGGAAAATATGCTCATGGGAAATTAATTCCAGAATGGGTTCAAGATGCACCAATTGATTTAATTAAAGAGTTTATCAAAGGATACAAAACTGCTGATGGTTGTATTTATAGAAATAGAAATGAAATAGTAACAACATCTTATAATTTAGCTTTTAGTATTCAAAGATTATTACTAAAAACTGGAATAATATGTTCTCTTAATTATAAAATAAGACCCGAAACTTATATAATAGAAGGAAGGAAAGTAAACCAAAGAAATTTTTATAAAATTATATGGGGGGAAAAAAATTATAAAGGATTTATTAAAAATAATTATATGTGGAGGAAAATTAATAGTATTGAAAAAATAAAAGTAGAAAATGAAAAAGTATATAATTTTGAAGTAGAAGATGATAATTCATATTGTGTAGAAAATATTATAGTTCATAATTGCCAACCATTTTCTATAGCTGGTAAAAAGTTAGGATTTAAGGATAAAAGGGGTAATATATTCCATAAAGTAGTTGAAATTATCGACCATCATAAACCCCGTTTCGTAATTTTAGAAAATGTAAAAAATTTAAAAGGACATGATAAAGGAAATACTTTTAAAGTAATATGTAAAAAATTAATAGATTGTGGTTATAAGATAAAATATCAAATTTTAAATACTTATAAATTGACAGGTATTCCTCAAAATAGGGAAAGGATTTATATTGTTTGTTTTAAGAATGATGATGATTATGATAAGTTTAACTTCGACTTTTCTGAAGTTTCATTAAAACCACTGTCATCGTGTTTAGAAGTTAATATTCCTGATAAATATTATTACAGTGATCGTTTTAAAGTTTGGCCTAAAATCAAAGAAGGTATAGTCAAGCATATTAATACAAATACTGTGTATCAATATAGAAGACATTATATGAGAGAGAATAAAAATAACGTGTCCCCAACTTTAACTGCGAATATGGGAAGTGGTGGTCATAATGTCCCTTTAATTTTAGATGATAAAGGAATTCGTAAATTAACCCCTCGTGAATGTTTTAATTTACAAGGTTTTCCTGAGGATTATAAATTACCTGAATTAAGTGATAGTCGATTGTATAAATTGGCTGGAAATGCGGTATCAGTCCCAGTAGTAGAATTATTATCTAAGAAGATATGTGATATAATAGAGTAGATTTGTCTAGAATATTTTTCTTAAATCGAAGTTCAAGTCTTTTTTTAGATTTATATAACTTAACATTACCATATGATGGATTAATAAAATTTTTAATAAAAATACTTTTATCGATTTTTTTATCGTCATCTACAATTAGTTTATTAAAATTATCAATATTCATTTTCAATGCGGTTAAATATACAGAATCCTTTGTAGAAATAAATGCAATATAATAAAAATCTGATATCTTATATTTTTGAAGAGCAGTTTTAATTTTTTTTTTAAAACAATCTAAATATCCATTAATGGCTTCAGTATATTTTTTTTCAGCCCATAGATTATCTAACATAGTTCCACATTCTCTAAATTTTTGCATAAGTGATTTTTCATTAGATTCGTTTTTGTTCATTGTAACACAAAACGAATCAATTCCTACATCTTCATCAGTTAGAACGTCGATCGGACAACTGCCTCCTCCAATATATTCTTTTCTTTTACTACATTTTTCTATCCAATATTCTTCAATGCTATTTTCACCAATTGTTAAAGAACATCCTCTTGCTAGAATATAATCTTTTTTGCCATCCATATATTTCGAAACACATTCTGTTAATTTAGGAATATCTAGATTTAGTTTCTTAATATCAACAATTTCAGTTACATATGAGATATGTAAATTTTTCCGAGTGCGTCTACCCCGCCACAATGCTTGAATTTTTGTAATTTCATCGTCATTATTCAAATATTTTACTCTAAGTTGAATATTTTCCATAATTATTCTAGTTATATTTATGTTTATGTAAATAAAATAATTATCGATTTTTAATTTATTTTTCTTCAAGTTCTTCTTCAAGTTCTTCTTTAATTTCGGTTTTAACATCAGATTCTTGTTCTGATGGCAATTTACATCCATCGTCGGCAGGTAAATCGTCAGTTTGTGGTTGAAATGAGTCGAGAGGATAAGCATGAGGATTTTCTTTAATTTTGGTTTTAACATCAGGCTCTTGTTCTGATGCCAATTTACATCCATCGTCGTCGGATAAATTGTCAGTATATGATTGTGATGATTCGGTAGGATGAGCGTGAAGATTTTCTTTAGTTTCGGTTTTAATATCAGACTCTTGTTCTGTTGCCAATTTACATCCATCGTCGTCGGGTAAATTGTCAGTATGTGATTGAGATGATTCGGCAGGAAGAGCGTGAGTATTTTCTTTAATTTCTGTTTTAACATCAGACTCTTGTTCTGTTGCCAATTTACATTTTTCGATATGTTTTGTTAGATTTTTTTTTTTATCACTCCAATATTTTTTACAATGAGGACACCATTTTGGGGCACAACATAATTCATGGCGTTCTAAAAACTTTTTACTTTTAGCAACATATTTGCACATACTACATTTCCATTCATTTTGACCGCATATATTTTCAATATGAAAAGTATATTTTGATGTATTCGGGAAATATTTATTACATTTTGAACATTTAAATTTTTGTGTATTTTTATTCATGATTTTATCTCTTTGTTTAATTAAAGTTTTTAATTGAATTCGTAAAGTTTGTATTTTATTATTAATTTCTTTTATATCCATATTTTATTTATTATATATAAATAAAATATTATTCTTTAATAAGCGGACAATCTTGAATTACCCCTCATAACATAGCGTATCAAAATTGAAACGGTTCGCAACAAGCGGTTAACCCAGAATTACCGCTCACAACATAGCGTATCAAAATTGAAACGGTTCGCAACAAGCGGTTAACCCAGAATTACCGCTCACAACATAGCGTATCAAAATTGAAACGGTTCGCAACAAGCGGTCAACCCAGAATTACCGCTCACAACATAGCGTATCATAAATTGAAACGGTTCGTCGTTTCGTTCGTTGCCTCTAATTTATCGTTTCAATTAATCTTTTCGGTTAGTATAATAACTCATTGCTACTGTTGATATGGAACAACAAGTCGACCTGAAGAATATCATATATTTCATTGGGATGAATTTTTGTTGTATAAATGAAGTTGGAATCCAAATTCCTGCGGATGTTATGGCTAATACCAAACCGTCTTCCTTCATTTTATCAATCGCTTGATGAATTGTTCTACCCTTTGTTACTTCTGTATTTGCATATAAAAGAGGCATCATGGTACTAGGCCAGATAATGGTTTCGTAAATTGTCGCTGTTTTTAATATTCCTAAGTTTGACATACCATTTATTTTATTTAAGTATTCAAAAGTTTTATAAATAATTGGACTACTAAAAAATCCATATCCAAAGAAACCAGCTGCTCGGTAGGGATTAATTTCTTCTTTACATTCTAAGTATTGACAGGTAATATCTCCACCAGAGCAAATAGTTCCACGAACGAGTGCTTGCCTAAAAAGTCGTCCATATATCATAAATTTATACTATATTGTAGTATTAATATATGTATATATTTATAATTATTTAAAGCAGATTAGATTTAATAAATATTAAAATAATTGCGATCGCAATAAATATAAACAGAGCTCTGACTGCCCACATACTATTTTTGACTGTTTGTTTGAATTTGGGAGTAGCACTAGAAGCCTCTATATTTTTCTTCCACTGAGATGTCATTTGCCACATCCCATAAAGAAATCCTGCTATTGGAATAGATATTAGTAATCCGTATAAAATACATTCTTTAGTTGATTCACATTGTATAGTAGGAATTATAAATCCGATTCTTCCTCTTCTACCTCTTCTTCCCATTTTACCTCTTCTTCCCATTCTTCCCATTTTGATCATTCCTCCTTTTTGTGTATTCATTTGTTATACTTTATATATATATATTTATAAAATTTAACTTTCAAATTCTTGATCAAAATTCCAGACACCATGTCCATTATTTCCAATTCTTTGAAGTTGGGAAATTTGTTTAGATATTTCATTCAAGGCTTGTACTTGTTCTTCTAAATATTCACCTTCAATAAAATCAGTAAATTGAAAGTCTTTACATTCATCTGCTGTATTGTGTAATTTTAATAAATGCTTATATACAGTTTGTTCCATACAGAGTGCTTTCTTAAAACTAAGGATAACATCATTTTCAGTGTTATTTACATTTAAATAATCCAAATCAATATTTTTAATATCATCAAATGCAACTTTACCTCCTCTAAGATTTTGGTAGGCCATTAATTTGTGTGCGTGTTCTCTTTCTTCATCTGATGATTTTTTGAAAAATTCTGCAATATTTTTAAGTCCAACTTCACTTCTATCAAAATAGCTCCACATAAGATGATATTGATAAGAAGCCCAGAATTCTAAATTTATTTGGTCATTTAGAATTTTTTCACACAAAGGATTCCAATTACCCAAATTACAGTTCATATTATATAAACACTTAAATTAAAAATAAATGAGAAATAGAACGCTGATCATAAAAAAATTTAATAAGCGACTTGCTACGCAAGTCTTAAACCGACAGTAAATCCGGCGAAAAAATCATCGATGTTAAAATCTGTTAAAAAACGACTTTTACCATTGGAAATTCATGAAAATGACTGATATTTTAGCAAATAATGACTTTCACCCTTGGAAAATGACTTTCACCCTTGGAAAATACTTTAAAAATGACTTTCACCCTTGGAAAATTACTTTAAAAATTAACTTTTTACATTGGAAAATTACTTTAAAAATTAACTTTTATAGCACAAAATAACTTTAAATTACCTTTCATTAGAAAATTAGTTCGTTATAAGTGGTCAAATAAGAATAACCGCTCGCAACATAGCGTATCAAAATTGAAACGGTTCGCAACAAGCGGTCAAAACAGAATTACCGCTCACAACATAGCGTATCAAAATTGAAACGGTTCGCAACAAGCGGTCAAAACAGAATTACCGCTCACAACATAGCGTATCAAAATTGAAACGGTTCACAACAAGCGGTCAAAACAGAATTACCGCTCACAAAAAAAAAAATAAATAAATAAATATATAGTTATTATTTACAAT